GTCAAACTTCTTTCAACTGTGTTTGTAAATGTGTCAACTAATGTCCCACCAAGACTTTGCTGAGACTCTGCATCTAGTGGTGAGAACTTTCTAAATGTCCATGCCACTGTAGTTTTTGTAATTTCTTGACTTGGCCCTGATGCTAATTCTAGGGCAGCGATAGATTTAGGATAACACTCCTCTATTCTCATACCAAATGTTTTCTGATTGTTTTGGTTGAGTAAATATATATCCATTGTTCCAACATAATCATAATAATATCCAACATCAAATGTGGTTACATTATATGATAGTTGTTGCCATTGCTCAAACAACCTCCTCTCATCTAATCCAGATGTTGATTGAAAAGTCATACTGATATCATCTGCAAACAATGGTTGTGTTACATACTCTCTTTGTGGTCCAGTGATAGCCCCTGCACTTGCTATTTGAGTTTCTAACGATCTGCCGGGCATCTGAAAACTCTCTGCTCTCAAAGAGATGTCTCTAACATTGTGACCACCCATAGCAGGAGAAGATGAACGGGGTGGATGAATTTGAACCTCATATTGGTTTGGTCTTCCATATGCATTTTGATCACCAAATGATGCTAAAACATCATTCATTAAACCAAATGCGGCCGCATCTGCAAATGAAGCTAGTGTTGATGCCATTTTACTATCCTTTAAACTTTGTACAATTTCTTAGTTCGATTATATACTTTAGATGTAGAGGCTTTCCTAAATCTTTGCACAGGCAATAAAACTGCAATCACCCATTCATCTGGAGTAACAATACGAACTTGGGATTTCATATGACTGTAAAGATATCTTTTAACAACAGCCTTTGCCATGCGGCCGGGTTCGCCAGGTAATCTTATAGCCCGTTGATAACTAACTTTAAGCCGATCTGTTTCTTTATATTGATTTCCTTCTGGTATATTTTTAAGTTTATCAAGCAATTTAATTCGTAGAGGTATTGGTAAATAATGAAAGTTTAATCCCAAAAATCCATCATTGTATCTCTCCAGTGGAAGAACCAGCGGAAAAGTATCATAGTATGGTAGAGTTTTTTTGTATTTAGGATCATACATAAACATATTCAAATTGAATGGTGATGGGATATTTGCTCTTTTACCATCTCTAATCAAATCCAATGGTTTAGGTTTACCGAAATCTTGTATTTTATTTCGATACCATTTGATTGATTTTGGTGCGTCTTTTGTAGCGTCTTGAACACTTTGTATAAAATTATCAGCCATACGATTATTTATAACGAATACCTAAATCATCCTCTGTCAGTATTTGAAATTCCATTCCGTTATTCTCACACCATTCAACAGCATACTTCCATTTAGCACTATTCACGCCCCAAGTCTTTACCTCGTTGATATATCGTCTTGTTTTTCTTTGTGGTTCCTTTGGAGGTTTTGTCTGCTTCTTGGGTTTGACTTCAATGACAAGATTTTTGATGGTGCCGTTGTGTTGTTTTATTTTACAATAGAAGTCAGGAAAATAACGATGTATTCTGCCATCCCAAGGAGACTTGTATGGTATAACTATCTCCTCGCTACCCCATTCAATCACAGATTCAGTGTTATCACAATAGACCATGAACTTTCGTTCCCACAGAGAACGATAGATTACATTGTGAACATTCCCTCTATATTTCGAGGGGTTGGTTGGTTTGTATGTTCCTTTGTATGCCATGATGTATAAATAGTTTTAAATGATATAAGGATTATTTAGACATGGCTGTTTTCACTGCATTGAGAAATAAAGCACAATCCTCTGCTGCAGGATTTCTTACTAAAACCGCACAGAGTGCTCTTGGTTTAAACCGAGCAAAGGGTCTTAGATTTAATCAACCTGATAGTGGTCCTGTTACTGGAAATGCATCAACCACAAGGGGTGGTGAGGTTCTTCAGTATCCGCTTGACCTTGGTACAGACGGTAATAGTCATTTCATTGCATTCTTTGTTAAATCAATCAAATCTCCAAAAGCTGAACTTGCCTCGCCGGAAGGAGATAAAGAATCTATAAAGACAGCCGAAGCTTTACAAAATTCAACTGCTACACAGGCTGATTCTGATGGAAATCCAATAGAGAGAGATAAAACTGCCCAGTCAAAACAAATAAAAAAACTAAATGACGATGCCAACAGTAAGGTTTTTGGAACAGGCAAAAGTTATTTGTCAATTCAAGAGAAAACTAGACCATCATCACATTTAGTAAAAACCATAGCTTTATATTTTCCACCAACCGTACAACAGACATATAGCTTGAGTTACAATGAACAAGAAATATCTGCAAATGCTGCATTTGGTGCAGAAATCATACAAGGATTTATGGCAAAAGGATTGAATGAAGCTTCTTTTCAATCTGCTTTAGACCCAGCCATGGAGGGTATCAAAATGGCTGTAAATAAAATGGCGATCGCCTCGCTAGATAATGTAGCAGCTGGTTCATCCTCTCTTATCGCTTTAAACAGAGGAAAAGTCAAGGCGCCCAAAATGGAAGTCATGTTTGAAAATATTGGAAAGAGGTCATTTTCATATAGTTTTACTTTTACCCCTTCCTCTGAACAAGAGGCAGATGAAGTCCAAAGTATTATTCAAGCGTTTAGATTTCATGCATCATCTGAATATGCAGATGGACGAGGATTTGAATTAACAATACCAGACCAGTTTGAAATAGAATACTACACAAAAAATAACCAACCAAATGGATATCTGCATAAAATTGGAACTTGTGTTTTAGAGAGTGTTGATGTTACATATGGTGGAGATAAAATGACTTGGCATGAGACAAATTCAAAGGGAGCTTCACCAACTAAAACAACAATGGCACTAAGTTTCAAGGAACTTATGACCGTCACAAAAAGTGCTATCGAAGATGGATTTTAAAAATGTATTTTGCAAAATTTCCTTACATACTATACGATTCTGTTGGTAATCTTGATTTTAAAGTTGTAACTAATCTTTTAAGACGAGTCGCACTAAGAGCTAATCTTAGAGAGGCCACTCTAGTTTTTGACACATATACTGTGAAGGATGGTGAATCTCCAGAAATTCTTGCTCACAAGTTATATGGTGATTCACAACTCCATTGGATAATTCTTTTAATAAACAATATCACTGATAGGTATCATCAGTGGCCAAAACCATACATACAACAACAATCATACATTAGTGACAAATACCCAACATCAACAGAACTGAACGCATTACATCATTATGAGATAACACAAACCTCTGGAGATACCACAGTTAAAATTGATATTGGAAAAGATAATACTGATTTCCCAAGTGCAACTGCAATAAGTAATGTTGAGTTTGAGGAAGACCTACAAGATAAACGAAGGTTAATTCGCTTATTAGACCCATCATATCTATCACAATTTACTGAAGAGTTTGAAGAGCTAATGGAAGAAAGTGCAATTTAATGACGGCCACTGGAAAAAAAGAAGAGCTTCAAAAAGCAGGTGCATTTCATATACAACAACTTGAAATAATCACCTCCAAAGGTATAGTTGTAGACCTATTAGGAGCTCTTGTTCATGTCACATTCTTTGAAGATATTCAATCAACCAGCATAACTGGAAGCTGCATTATTAATGATCAGCTTGATATATCTACGATTGGTCCTGTTATTGGCCAAGAATATCTTCGCATGAAAATAACAACATCAGGTTTGAACGCACAAGAATCTTCAATTGATTTCACAAAAAATTTGTTGTTGGTTAACTCTTTGACAACTAAAGAAGAAGGCGCAAGCGGAAATCAATTTTTAGTGTTGGAGTTTTCGACTTCAGAGTTACAAAGAGATCAAAGAATCAGAATAAATCAAAGTTATTCTGGTTCATATTCTGATATATTCAAAGAGATCATGGTAAATCAGTTAGGTTCAAGAAAAAAATTATATGTAGAACCATCAAGCGGACTTAAAAAAATAGTATTTCCTAATTTCAGTCCATTTGAAGCAATCAATATGATGAAGAGACAAGCTGTCTCTGAACACGATGGTTCACCAACTTACATGTTTTATGAGGATTTTAAGGGTTATCACTTTAGAAGTTTATCTAGTATGTACGCTGAACCAGCAGTTTTTACATATAAAACCTCTGTGGCTGGTTCCAACCCAAATGATCCTGTTTCAGATTTATCCACAGTGATTGAATATCAAATACAATCAATAGGTGACGCTGCTGCAGCACAAAGATTGGGTTCCTATGGTTCTGAACTTATATCTTATGACACATACACCAGAAGACACATAACCACCACATATAATTATCTGGACAATTTTAAAGATGAGACACATATTATCACTGGTTTTCCATTGATATCTGCAACGCCAGTGCAAGACACATCTCGTATGAGTGATTTTCCAGCAAGGAGATATTTAGTCCCAAATGCTAATTTTATTGATGCAGATGGTAACTATACAGATTTTACAGTCTTACATGATGAGAATGGTAGAAATGTTTATAATGCAACACAATCTGAAACATGGTTACAGAGAAGACAGTCGCAACTATTGCAGTTAGAGAGAGGGATCACTTGCACAATCAAAACTAATGGTAATACTCTCATAGACTGTGGAGATATAGTCGATTTTAATTTACCGGCAAAATCGTCTGCAAAAACAGATGATAATGAAAAGTTTGATTTCTTTTACAGAGGCAGATTTTTGATACGAAGTATACGGCAGGATTTTGATATTGGAGCAAAAAAACACGAATCGCTAATGACACTAGTCAAAGATTGTCTTACACAACCATTACTGTCATCTGGGACAAGCCTTGAATTTCAACCAGAGGCTTCGGGTGGACTTGTAGAAAATTTCTATACCAGAAAACAATAGCAACAGGAAGGAGAAATATTAATTTAATTATCATGCCAACAAAATATCATAAAAAAAAGGAAGAAAAAATGGCTAAATCACAAAATCGTATTAAAAAAATGAACTTTCAAATTCAAAAGCGAAAAATAGAGGAATTAACTCCACTTTCAGATGATGATAAATATGTTATAGAGATGGCAGGATATCAAAAATTAATAGGACGAACTAATGAAAACATTTCAAGAACTGCAAGAAGGTCTTCAAGACCCCAACATATTTAAATGTTTCTTCCTTGCTGGAGGACCGGGCAGCGGTAAGTCATACGTTGTTCGGTACTCCGTAGGGGGAACTGGTCTAAGAGTAGTCAATTCTGATGATGCGTTTGAGACTATGATGGACAAAGCTGGCCTCACTCTAAAGATGAATACAGAGAGGGGTGAGCGTGAAACAGAGCGAAGAGAGGTTGTTCGTGGTCGTGCAAAAGCAGTCACTGAAAAGATGAGAGACAACTATCTTGAGGGGCGTCTTGGTGTTGTCATTGATGGCACTGGCGATGATTATGATAAAGTCCATAGGTACAAGACAAAACTACAAGCACTGGGATATGACTGCTACATGATATTCGTCAATACCTCTCTTGAGGTTGCGCTAGAGCGCAATGCAAAACGAGACCGTAATGTGCCAGAATCTGTCGCAATCACATCTTGGAAGAATGTGCAAGCAAATGTGGGTAAGTTTCAACGGTTATTTGGGGGTCAGGGTTTTGTCTTCGTTGACAATAATAAAGCAGATGACGATATTGAAATGGATACCCACAAGGTAATCAAGAAACTTGTCCGAAATAAAGTCAACAATCCTATTGCAAACAGCTGGATTTCTGATCAAATGCAACTTAGGGGCATCACCAAAAGACCATCTGCAAGAAATGTTGGTGGCGGTGGTGGTCAAGGTGTCAAGGGTGGTGTCAAACTGCCGGGTTCTTCTGGCTTCAAAGTGAAGATGGGCAGAAAAAGACCTAAAACTGGTAGATACGCAAAGAAATAACTTGACAAACCTCTAGATACCTGTCATACTATAACAATGATGATAAAACTTACAGGTAAGACGAACCACGGCAAGAACCGTGTTCGTGAGCATGGTGACCTCTGGGAAGTCCTAGAGGTGCCTACAGGCGTGTTATCTATGACACATAAACCCCCATTCCCCCCTATCAAATCAGTCAAGACAGGTGAAGAGCGATGGCTGGATGATGTCAATTTTTCTTGGATTCCTAGTCGATTTTAGTTGACAAACCCTATTTTGTATGGTACTATTAAGTATAGTGAGAAACAAGAGAGGTCATTGACATGGCATTTGCCCCTAATGAAATTAGTTTTCCCCCTTATGGCGATGGTTCTATCGTTGGTTGCTTCGATGAGAAGGAATATGGTAAATATTTTGAGTTCTCTGAGAATCGGGAAGAATATTACACTGAGTATCCCCACAAGGTCTGGGTGACAACTCCGTGGCATATGGATGGTGGATGGCGGTTCGCCAAGGTCAAGAAGACCGTGGCTTATATCCTGACCAATGATGAGGACGGCAATGATGTTGTCGAGAAGTGGAACATCAAAAAATATCGGGAATATGCGAGATAATTGTTGACAAACTCATTCCCGCATGGTATAGTTAGTTATAGTGAGAAACAAAGAGGTTATTGACATGATTGAAGTCGCAAAGACAATTCTCTCCCACATCAAGACCTTGGACAAGATGGCCATGTGTGCTTGGGGTGCCAAGAACTTGATTGATATAGAAGATGGACTGATGTTCAATTCTTCTGGCATGGTCAAAAACAAGGGTTACATCACGATCAAGTTGAATGGTAATGACTTGTATGATGTGACCTTCGGCAAGATTCGGAAATTTGAGTATAAGGAACTTGTCCGT